GGTTGGAGTTGGGGAGATTTGGTGGCAGATGGACTGGGGATTTTATTAGGAATTTTAATAAATAAATACGTAATATGTATACTATTATTTTAGATGCAGCACATGGCGAAGAGACGCCAGGTAAAAGAAGTCCAGATGGAACATTTAGAGAATACAAATGGTCTAGAGATATCATTAGAGATCTAAAGATTCATCTTGTTAACCATGGTTATAAAGTAGCTTTATCTAACCCCACTGATAAAGAGATAGGCTTAGAAAAGAGAGTAAAGAATACTAACGAGATAAACAATCGAAAGATCTTTATCTCTATTCATTCCGATGCTGCTGGCGATGGTACTAAATGGATGAATGCAAGAGGCTACAGTGTATACACATCACCAGGCCAAAACAACTCAGATAAAGTAGCTGAAGTTATACTCAATAACCTACATAAAGACTTCCCAGAACTAAAAGGAAGATTTGATCATTCAGATGGTGATAAAGATAAAGAAGCAAACTTCTATGTACTAAAGGGCGTTAACTGCCCAGCAGTATTAGTAGAATGGTGTTTCCAAGATAACAAACAAGATGTAGAAATTCTATTAGATAAGGCCTATAACCAAAAGCTAGTGGAATCTCTATTCAAAAGTATTACTGAATTAAAACTTTAGTCCTAAATGTTGCAGTACTAACTCTGTAAAAAGGTTGGCTGCTACTTTAGCAGCTGGCCTCATTAAATGATTCAATGGAGGCAAAATGAAATCATTAACAACAAAAGAACTAAGCGGAATGGAATTAAGTGTAATAATTACATTAGCCGGGATATGGGCTAAGATCACAGCAGTATGGTCTAATATATGGGGGGCAGCACTAAATGTAATAGGCTTTATACTAGCCTATATGTTACCAGTAAAAGAACTATTTGTAGTATTGGCGATAATCATAGCTTTTGACTTTGTTCTAGGTATATTAGCTGCTGTAAAAACTAAGGCTATAATTTCTTCATCTAAGATGAGGGGTACACTAGTAAAGGTTGCTCTCTACGGTATAGTACTTGGGTTAGCTTACACAATAGAGAAACAGTTTAGCTGGGATGTAGCTACTAAGGTATTATTTGCATTAGCAGGAGCAGTAGAGTTATTATCTATAATTGCTAATTCTCTTATACTAAAGCCAGATATGCCTTTCCTTAAATTATTCCTCATACTGGTTGAAGGGGAAATAGCTAAAAAATTAAATATAGATAAGGACAAAGTAAAAGAAATCCTTGGTAAGAAGGAAACACCCAGTAAATAAATTTAAAGCTCTAGAATTAAATGCCAACACCCAAAGTTAACATCAGGTTACCTTCAGTTCCAGAAATAGAAGTTCACTTAGAAGGCGAGTGGGTCAAGGTAACAAATCTAATTAATGGGATGCCACAATCGGTATTAAGAGGCTATCAAAAAGGTATAACCTCAATATCAAGGCAAATCCTAATAATAGTTCGAAGAGCAATCAGGACTCACCAGCCCCCACCAGGTTCAGGAGTAAGATGGGCCCCACTATCTAAATCAACCCTAAAAGCTCATGGCCAACATGGTATCTATAAACTTACTGGTACTTACCTAAGAGCTGTAAACGTATTTAACTACAAAGGAAGAGTAGTAGTGGGATTACCTTACAATCAAAGGGCAGTAAGTAAAAATGGGAAGGTAAAAGGTATTACACTAAACCAGGTTGCAATCATCCTAGAACATGGTAGTAACTTAAATGGTGATGGAGGGATACCATCAAGGCCCCTTTGGAAGCCTTCCTACAAATCATATGGCGGTCATGCTAAGGTAAAGAAAACAATACTTCGTTCAATACGAAGCGAATTAATAAGAAATCATGGGCTTAATTCAAGTCAAATAAGGCAAGTATGATAACATCTCAAGAAATAATCGAAAGATCAATATACCAAGCAATCTTGGAAAGGTTGAAATCAGAAGGCCTTACATTAGACCCTTCAGATTACTTACCCGTAACCCAATCCACTATAGCTCAATTCAAATCTGATAGAGAAGCTATAATAAAAGCCAAAGGTTTATTCATATCTCTTTTCGGAACTGGTAATAGCCAGTCTAGAGGAGAAAAGACTACACCTCGTATTGTGGTAGATATGGGTGGCTTCTTCCCAGGTGAAATGGGGTTAGGCGAAAAGGTAATCGAAAAAGAAGACGATGATTTTGTAATAAGCGAAACACCTTTCGAAGCAATTGACCAGATAATCGATGTAAGGTTAGTATATAACAATGTATCGGATGGTAGACTACTTCACAAGGTCCTTCACTCTTCAATTCCTCAAAGGGGTTACCTTAAACCTTACAATCTAGAAAGTAAACCTTTTGACGGTAATATATTTATATATGTATCTAATTACTTCTCTAGCGACGACGTAGATAAGGGAATTAACGAAGATGTATACCAGTTTATGATTAAAGATACGTTGATTAATGACTTGGAAACAATCGATGTTGTTCCGCCGTTAACTGATATATCCATCCTAATAGAAAACATTGAACTATCAATCAACCCGTAATAAAAACTTTTTTAAATTAAAAAATCATGCCCAATTCACCCAACGTACGCTTCAGTTTCGAAAATCGAAATGTAGAAGTATCTACACCTCTCAACGGTGTATCTCATGTTGTAGCCATGACCACTAAGGGCGAGCCTTTCGACCCAAGTATTGTAATCACCTCCCTTACCCAGTTCGAAGAGATCTACGGTAAAGAAGTAGGCAATCAAGGACTGTCGAATATAGAGCTTGCGCTTAAAACTGGCTCAAAATTAAGGGTCTCTAGAGTACTAGGTCTAGGTTATGCTAAAGGCTCCAGTGTATTAGCTACTAATAACGCAGGCACGCTAACAGCAGCCACATCAGATTACTCTCAGTTCAATTTAGTATTCAAGGATACCTCCGGTACTAATACCCAGTTCACCTATTTCAAAATACAGAGTAAAGAATACGGTAACCCCTTTACATCCGACGGTGTAACAACATTAGGTATACAAGTAAGGCGAGTTGCTATAAATGGGGTTGTACATATGTACCTTGATGCTTACAGAACTAATGTTGTAGCTAGTATGGCTACTTCTAACTTAGTTGCCAGCTACTTAGTAACTAAATTCAAGAGCTCTGGGGATAGTTACTTCGATATTGCCACTTTCCGGGAGTTTATAAATAACAATGCCCATTTCGATATCGTGTTTTCACATGCCTCTACCAGCCTGGAATCCCCGCTAACTGGTTTAACTATAATGGCCTCTGTAAGAACATTAGATGAGGCTTTAGAACTTATGAACGGGTGGAAAGGAACAATAGTACCATGGATACCAACAGCTAGCCCCTATGTACCTACTACGGTTATGGACGATGATACTGATGTATATTACCTACTTGCCTCAGCTGGTACTGTTGGTGGTACAGCAGATGAAGCTGATTGGTTCCTCGGTTTTGAAGCTACCCTGAACTATGTGGATGGCTACCAGCTATTATTCAGTAATATACGTAACTCTATCACCCCTTTAGAAGAGCTAACATTGTATGCTGAGGTTAGGGAAAAACTAGACCAGATCCAGGAAACAGTACTTTATATCGATGTACCAACCCACAATTCAGATAATAGCATTGCTGAATATGATGATATCATTAACTGGGTTAACACAGCAGTCGCCACTGTTGGGGCTTCAAGGTATGTTGCCTACTTTGCTGGTGGTTATAAATACTACACTTCCTATGGTAACTTAGTAGCTTGCCCTAATGGTGGAACAGTGCTTGGGCTTGGTGATTCTTCAGCTTCTAACTTTGGCCCCTGGTATCATTTCTCAGGGCAGAATAGGGGTTTAGTAACCAATGCTAGAGGCTTAGTTTCCCCAAACTATGGTTCACCGGCCAATTATAATAGGCTAAACTTGCTAGCAAATGCTCAGATAAACGTATCAGTAGTAAGGGACACCCCCTCATTAGGTTCTCAGGTAATGTTGGTCCATAACTTTACCTCAAGTATGAAAACTGATTCATTCAGGTTCTTAGGTGTGGTTAGATTAACACTGTACATAAAGAAGACACTAAGACCGCTATTAAATAGCTTCTTAGAAGAACCAAATACTTTCACCACTTGGAGAAGTATGTATTACACAGTTAAACCCATCTTTGATGACTTGGTAAACAAAGCTGCTATAACCAATGACTGGTCTTATAACGGGGATCAGTTTGCCACGGCCTATAACCAGTTAACCGTAAACAAAGAGACCGATGTACGTCAAGGCAAATATCGGGCTATCATTACATTCAAGGAAATAGTTGCTCTCCAGGAAATCTCCTATGAGATGGTACTTGATGCAGCATCTGGAACAGTTAGTATTAATCCTTTATAATAAAACGCAATGGCTAAAATAAAGAACCCGCGGAAAAAATTCCTATGGTCAATTCAATTTGTAGGTATGCCAATAAACCCATACTTATTTCAGAAGGTGGATATCCCTGAAAAAACCATCGAGCAAATATCACATGGTGATGTTAACAGAGATGTAAAAACAGGGGGCCGGGCAACAATCGGTAACATGACTGCTGAAAAGCTATTAACCACTTCTGGTTCAGATACATTTATCTGGGACTGGATGAGCTCAATAGCCGATACTACATTGGGCGGAGGTTTAACCCCTGAACAGTATTGGAAAACCATCCTAGTAAGTGAACTTGCTGAAGATGGCCAATCAGTACTTAACCAATGGATTATGTATGAAGTTTGGCCCACTAAATTGAATGGGCAATCTCTGGAACGAATGAGTTCCGACAACTCTATAGAAACTATCGAATTTTCGGTGGGCGATATAGAGAAAGTTTAAGAAATCTATATAAAAGGGGCACTAACCATGCCCCTTTTTTTGTCTAACACAACAAACCAACAAACAACATGTCAACAGAAACTATTTTAAACGGAAAATTAAAAACTTTTATCGTACCATCAGGTAAATCATTTACTATCAGAGAACAGAATGGTGAAGATGATGATATCCTCTCTAACGAAGAAGATGCAAGAAACTCATTAAACATTTCAAAGTTTATTTCAGCTATCGTAGTTAAAACTGATGCTACAGCTACCGGTAAACTTACTTGGGAACAAGCCCATAACCTACCATCGAACGACAGGTATGCAATCTTAATCAACTCCCGAATCCACTCATTAGGTGAGAACATGGAGTTCACTTATGATTGGCAAGATGGTAAAGGCCCGTTGAGTTACGAGCAAAACCTAAGTGATTACTTATTCGAAGATTACTCTTTACTACCCACAGAAGAGGAAGTTGCAATGAAACCAGATGCAATCCCGTATTACCCAATCACAGATCCCCAAATCGAGTTAGCCCTTTCATCAGGCAAGCTTGTAAGGTATAAACTTTTAACTGGGGCAGCAGAAGCTAAGTACCTAGAAATTCCAGAAAGCCAAAGGTCTAAGAATAAGTTATTAACTGTAAGGTCTCTAGAATTAAAGGTAGATGATAGCTGGGTAAAAGTAGAAAGCTTCCAGGTATTTTCCCCGAGGGATATGTATGAAATGCGTAAGTCTGTAATAGATAACGACCCAACCTTTACTGGTAGATGTGAAATCGAACATCCAACCACACATGAGAAAGGTTACATTAGCATCATTGCAATGCCCAGTTTTTTCTATCTGGGGGGGATGTAGAAGAGGACTTTACATATCTTACTAGAGCTAAGATAATGATAGATTACCTAACATTATACAAACTCCCCTTAAGCAAGAGAAAAAAGTTCATCAAGAATGCTGATGATTATTACGAAGAAATAAGAAAAAGTATCCCAAAAATAAACTAGTATGTTCACATCAGGTAGCCCCAACAGTGGCCAATTACAAATAGGTATAGCTCTGGTATTGAAAGACCGTTTCTCTAACCAAGCCAGAGAAGCCTCATCACATATCAGAAGATTACACCATGAAGCTAAAGTAGCAACCAATGCTAACCTTCATGCTGTTAAAAATATGGCCACTGCTGGAGCTACGGCTGGTTTAGCAATAGGCATGGGCTTAGTAGGTGCTATTAAACATGGTGCTGAATTCGTCGATGTAATGACCCAGGTTGGGGCTATTGCAAGGCATGATGTGGTGGGTATAAAAGAACTTACCGACCAAGCAAGGTCACTTGGACGAGATACAATGTTCACCTCTATGGACATCGCATCTGGTATGCAATACTTTGCTATGGCCGGTATGTCAACCAGGGAAATCAAGAACAATATGTCTGCTGTTGCCAACTTAGCAGCAGCAACAAGGACTGAGCTTGGTGGTAAGATGGGTGCAGCAGACATCATGACCAACGTTATGAAGATGTTTAGAATTGAGTCTACTGAAGCCAATGCTGCAAGGGTTGCCGATGTGCTAACTAAGGGTGTAACCAGTGCAAACATCTCATTACTTGACTTAGCTGAATCTATCAAATACGCTGGTACTACAGTAACCAACTTAGGTGGCTCAATCGAACAGACCACAGCTTTCATTGGGGTACTTGGTAATGCGGGTATTCAGGGTTCAATGGCTGGTACCGCAATCGCTAACACTTATAGGTACTTATCTAAGTCTATAGGCGACCCTAACTTCAAAGGAGGTAAAGCACTAAAGAAACTGGGATTAGGCAAAGAAGACTTCCTAGATGCCAACGGCCGATTAATCGATATAGGCTTAGCAATGCAGAAGATCAACAAAGCTACCCAGGGCATGGATGATATAGATAGATTCAATACTCTGGTATCCATATTAGGTGTACGTGGTGAACGAGGTGGCTCAGTAATGTTAAAAGCTTTCGATGAATACGCTGACCTGTTAAAGAGGGTTCAAACTGAATCAGCTGGTACTGCTCAAGGTATTATGGACAAGAGGATGGAGAGTATCGCGGGTGGTATTAATAAGATGACTTCCGCATTAGAGAACATCAAAACTACATTCACCGAATCAGTAGCTCCCGTAGTAACGCCTTTCGTTAATGCTATAGCTGTAATCTTTGATGGTATCAGAGCTATCTTAGCTGCACCTGTATTGGGTAAGTTTATAGCTGGCTTTGTAATGGTGGGTACTGCTGTAGTAACTATTAGGCTTGGCTTCCTTGCTCTTAAAGCAACCATGAAACTGTTATTCAATGATTCTCTTGTCTCATTGAAAAATATGTTCATGGTTATGCAGACTGGTTGGAAAGGTGCTAAAGTATCTGCTATGCACTACCAGGCCACAGAAGCTGCAATCATAGCCCAAAGAAAAGCGGGGATAGTCTCCACTGTAGCTGGCCAAACAGCTTATCGTAGTGCTTATGCAGCTCAGTTTGCTGGCTACGGTGCAGCTGCTATGGCAGCTAACAGAGGTATGTGGGTTGGCAATGCAAGACAAACTCAATCAGGCTATTACTGGGTCAGGGATGCTTCTGGCCGTATAAAGAGAACAACAGCCGCCAGGGCAACGTCTGTAGCGGGGGCTGGGTTAATGGCTGCAGGCGGTGCGGCAACAGCAGCTACTACTGGTAGAGTAATGAGGGGGTTAACTGGTGTACTAAAAGGTGGCGTAGCTCTTTTGGGTGGCCCAATAGGTATAGGTATAACAGCTCTAGTATTCTTACTACCAGCTATCATATCAGCTCTCACTAAAAACAAAGATGCAACAGAGGATAACACTGATGTAGTTAATGCCCAGGTACAGGACAGTAGGAGAAGAGAGATGGAGGCTAAAGCCAAAGGTGGACTAACCAGTGAAGAAAGGATGATCCTTATGATCCAATCCCTGGATAACCTTACAGCTCAGTTAAGAGATGGCAAAGGTAGTACAGTAGTTATTAACCTTGATGGTAAAGAAGTAATAAGGAAAGTAGTAAAAGAAACCATGCAGGAAGATAACCTTTCATTAGCTGGTTATAAATCATAACATATGGCAACTATCAAAAAGAACACAGAAGCTCCTTCAGATAAATCTTGGTATGAAGCTTTAAAGGTCAAGTCAGATAATTCGATGTTTAATGCACTTAATTCTCTGCCAGAAAAGCTTTCTAGTGAGGTAGGATACGAAAACTTATTGACTGGACCTATTAATAAAATACAAAGGGCTAGGATCCTTATAGCAAGGAATAACCCTGCTTTCGAAAAAGTAATTGAAGAGGGTATAGTCGAAGCCAGGCAAACCACATTAACCAACAGGGATAACATAAGCCAGGTAGAAATAGCAAGAGCTAAAAAAGGCTTATCAACTAACAATGTAGAAGAAAGCCAAGACCCACCAATCATAAGGTTGAATAGGACCAGGACCAGGTTTGATTCAAAGGCTGATGGAGATCCCTCAACCAGCACGTTAAAACAACAAACTTCCAAACAATTCAATAATCGAATATCAATTATTAATACATCTGTAAGCCCCTATATAGCTATACAGATACAGGGTATGCCAACAGAGGTCGAGGTTAATCCAGAGACTACCTGGGCAGTAATTAAATCTCCTGGCAAGAACGGTGCTTTCTATAACTACATAGGTTCTGAGGATACCATAACCTTAGAGATAAGTTGGTATGCTACTCATGAATCAAGGGAAGATGTTATAACTAAATGTAAGCTACTTGAATCATGGTCTAAAGCTGATGGGGATTTTAGTTCACCACCAAGGTTAGAGATAGCCTGGGGAAGCTCCGGTATCTTTGAATCACAGAAGTTCAACCTTCAGTCAGCTAGGTATAAATTGGCTAACTTCCAGAACTCGGTTAAGTATCAAGGACAAGTAGTAGACTTAAAACTGTTACCGAATACAGCCACACAAACATTAGTATTCAAAAGAATCACAACTTCTGTAATAAAGCATGAGGATATTATTTCTTCAGCAAAAGTGAACCAGTTTGCTAATTACGGAATAACACAAGGATAATATGAACGAGATAAGCCCTTACAGTAACTCATATGGAATAGATTATGAAGATGGCGACCTTTCACTAGAAAGGGTTACCACCTCATATCTACCAAGCGATAATGATGTAGTACACACGGTACTTCCAGGTGAAACGATATTCTCTATAGCTAATAGGTATTATGGTAACTCTGGGCTATGGTCAATAATCACTGATCACAATAATATCAATAACCCCCTTGATGAAATAACAGAAGGGCTCCAATTAACTATACCAAATGGAAGAAGATAATATAATGAAGGATCAGGCAATGCCTTACATCGCACTCTTCGACCAAAAAGGTGACCCAATTATCCATCCGATATCCGGGTTACCTCTTGGTATGTATATAACTGATTTTAGTTATACCTACGAAGAAGATGAGGATGATGTTGCCAGTATTACCATTGAGACTGATGATCTCGATGTGAACAGTTTAAAAGAATTTAAGAACAAGACACCTCTGATAGTACAATGGGGTTATATATTCCCAGATGGTAGTAAAGAGGTATCCCAACCCCGTAAGGTAATAATAAGGGATGATGAATTTGATGCTTCTGAATCTGGAGATAAGTATACTTTCAAATGTACCGATGCTTTCTCTTTAGTTAAAACCCAACCCGCTGATAGGTCACATGCTTTATTTCTAAACTGGGTTAAGTATAACCTGAGAGGATTAGATCATGTAAGCCTTGTAGATTTTAGAACAACAGAAACAGTGGTAGTAAAACAAGAATGATATGCCAGGCGAAATAACAAAAGCACAAAAAGATGCTTACTTCAATGTATTCCAAAGGATAATTGAAACCCAAGAAGATGAAGATTTGGGGGGTGCTATTGTAAATGACATAACCCCAGGAACCCTTACCTTACGAGGGGAAGAAGCTGTTGTATCACCAATAAAAGGTAAACTAGCCATTCAGAAGGACGTTACAGAAAGGGTAATGGTAACTACGGGAGCTAGTGCATATTGGCAACTAAGTCAGTTTTTCGATAAGGTCCCAGGGGGCCCCTGGGTAGCTGAAGGGAGGGACAACTCACTAACCATCCATAATCGTAACTTCAACCAGAAACCCCTGTTAACTTATATATTCAGAGGCGGAAACCATGAGCTACTATCATTCAGTGCTAAGACTACAAGGAAG